CTAATTGATCCTCTACGGTCTTGACATAATCCAATGACCTCATGAACGTGATCTTAGAGGTGTTGTTATCAGGATTCACCAGAAAGAAATAAGTGTTATCACCAGCTATATCATTCTTATACCCAATAACCTTATAGCCATCAAATCGCTTACATAAAAGGGTACTAGGCTCATTCTGGATCTTAAGCTGACTCCCATCGTCACCCTCTATGGTAGCGTTCAAGGCGAAACTGTACTCAGACGGGGATAGGTCCTGTGGATGCTTATCCCTGTTCATCCCGGAATCGGGAACCGCTATATTAGAATTATTTTGCACGATGTTATGTTTTTCGCAAATATAGCAAATCCGCCAGATAATCACTTATGTGGCGGATTCTAATAAACTGTACGTATTATGCAAAACATTCAAATCGCACAAAAATAGAAAATCCTTCTGACTCTTACAAGCCAGAAGGAAAATCTAAACACTTTGCAACGTTTACCCCTAATGAAAATACAAAAACATAATAATTATGGATTTTTCCCCATGTAGCTTGATTGCTTGTCGGCGTCCTCTACGGATATGTAGAAGAACCCGTTAGTCACGTATCTCTCATTGACGTCCACAAAATCAGTAGATCCTTTGTCCACCCCTTTCTTCGATCCCTCATCACACACAGCGACCAGACTATTAAAGTCATTGGAATAACCTACGACTACACCGTGCATATCCCGATTTCGAGGATCGAATACGTACCTCATCTTACACCTATCGTAAGCTAACTCTAAAGAGCTTTTGCTTAGCCTCTCATCTAATCCAGCACCCGCTACCAAGGCCAAAACGCTCTTTGATATGTCACTCATGGTGGTATCCTTGGCCGGAGCCTTAGGTATAGAAACGCCTTCCATGACAAAATCCAACGCCTTATCTACAAGACCATCGAAATCATCATCTCTTATATAATCCTTAAGCACCTCCAGTATATATAACCGGACATGGAGTTCGTTATTGACATCATTCAATGTAATCATAATACTAGTTTTTGGCAAAGCTAGATTATTTCTGTGCAATAAAAGATCAAATATGTCATAAGCGAAGGACTAAAAAAAATAAAAACTCCCCCATCCTCACGGACGAGAGAGCTGATAGATATTTGTATTATGAAAAAGAATAATCACTCACCTATTCTTACAATACAGTCACGAGACTCCTTGTTATAAATCATCGTACCTACCTTAGAATACAAGGTCTTTATATTTTGCCAATTATCCTCGCCGTGAGCGGATACGTTAGTAGGGGCATCACCGGTATAAACCTCCTCACCTCCTATGTTGACAAAATCATATCCACGTTTCTCCATCGTTCCGCCCTTATAAGCTGTAAATTTGATAGTTACATTCCCTCTTTCTCGACCGCCATACCAGTTGCCGTATATACCACATCTGATCTCAAGAGGTAATTTATCGTAATTATCGCCATCCAATAACGGCCCCATCTGGATCAAAGCTGCCTCATTACCTGATTCCATGTTATCACCACCGTGGATAAGATAATCACCTACCCGCTCCTGCGTGGTCTGGTACTGTTTACTCCAACCAACCAGCTTGCCGTCCACGCCCGGGAGGCCGGTGTTGTCGAAGCCGGTTGCCGTGTCGAAGTCAATGCCGTCCTCGTCAGCCCAGATATACCTAAGCACAAGGAAATCGAACTCAGGGATGATCACCACCGGAACCGACTCCTGCCTGCACACGAACGTCTTTTCTTCCTTGGTGCTTTCTTTAATCACCTTAAACGTAACTTCCCGTATCTCACCGGTCTCGTTAACATCAGCGGTAACCTTAACCTCAGCAGGGCCAGTACCACTTGTCTTATCTAAATGTATCCAATCATTTTTCTTTGCCATATTATCTTTTTTTCTTTTTAAAAAACGTATATTCGCGTCATAATCGCGGGGTGGAGAAGAGGTATCTCATTAGGCTCATAACCTAAAGATCGAGGGTTCGATTCCCTCCCCCGCAACTAAATAAATTTGATATACTTATCAAAAGTATTAGGCCACATACGCTCTTGACATACTCCCATCACTAAAGCAAATGGGATTCTTGGATACAGACGTAAGAAACCCCGATATTACTATCGCTGGAATTACTCTTGCTCTCCAATTCGGAAATGCCCTTCCGAAGTATATTACGGGCTGCAAGAACATCACGGTCGTTGATTGCGCCGCACGACGGGCATACCCACGTGCGGTCGCGTAACGACAAGTTTTTATTAACAAGCCCGCATTCACAAGTCTTTGAGGAAGGATACCATTTGTCAATCTTATGTACTATCACTCCATACTTTGAAGCGATATACGTAAGTTTGTTAATAAAAGAAGAATGACTGAGATCGGAAATCTTCTTTCCCCACAAGTGTTTCATCCCTTCAATGTTTAGATCTTCAATGAAAATATAATCATATTGTTTGCATAATTCATGAGCTAATTTCCATTGAAAATCAGATCGAAAATCGTTTATTTTACGATACGCTTGTTGAAGTTCAAACAGTCTTCTTTTTCTATTATTGGATCCTTTCTTCGCATTAGAAAACTTTCTATTTAGTTTTCTAATCTTGTTTTGATATTGCTTGAAGAATAGTGGAGAATTGATTTTACTACCATCGCTTTTAGTTAGGTAAGTTTTCAGACCAAAATCCAATCCTACAGATGCACCATCATATGTCTTTCTGTAAGAGTTTGCAGGATTATAATCTGTAACTATAATCAAACTAAAACGATAGCAGGTTTCTCTGACTATCCTTATTTGTTTAACATTACCTTCATATGCTCTACTGTATGAAAACTTAAAACGTTTCTTTCCTTTGTTGATTGTAAGGATATTACCGTTTAAGGTAAAACCTCCTTGTTTAAAAACAAAAGAGTTGAAACAATCTGATCTTTTAAACTTAGGTGGTCTCTTTGATTTTCTTTTAAAGAAACGATTATAAGATTCATCAAGACGTTCAAGTATTTCTTGTGTTGTTTGAGAATGAAGAAGATTTCTTTTAATTCTTTTAGCAAAATGCTTCTTCATTTTACCAATTGAGATATATTTCCCAAACAACTTGTAATACCTACGCTGTAAAGCTAAAGCGTGATTCCATACAAAACAACATTCACGAAGCATTTTACCAAGATACTTCGTTTTCTTGGAATGATAGATGTTGTATTTGTAGGTAATCATTTTTTTATTTACAATTTTGATTCAAAATTAATCAAACCAATTCATCCACCTTCTAAAGTATGGTGGTTTTATTGATTAAATAATCATAAGACAACATCCTTCTCCTATTATCCTCAGCCAGTTCCCGATAATCATTCAAGGTAATCATCGACATCTTAAGCTCCTTCATAGCCCTAGCGAACTTACCCGGTTCTTGCTGAGCGTATAATTTGTAAGCGTCACCAGCGCCCTGTACCAAACCGTTCACGGCAGCGTTCTCAAAGATCTTCATCTTGATATACGTCTCAACATAATCCTCAAGGTATCCTAACGCCGTTTCAGGTATATATGGAAGACCGTCATCATCCTTAGGCGTAGCACGATATATGATATAAATAAACCCGTCAAACCCGGTATACATAATATTGCCGGATATAGTTATATCATAATTATCCCAATCGTACTTATCCCGATACTTGTCGGCGGCGCAATCACGTCTCAACCCACGACCTATAGACAGCCTTACGGGGTGATGGTAATGGAAGCGAACCTCGTGAGACCCGATATATATCTTCTCCGTGATTGTCTTCTCAAACTCCTCCTTACAGCACTCCGTGCAGGAGTTCCAACGAAACCCGCGCTCCGTGCGCTCGACCCAGCCGATCTCATGTTGGAGGTCAGCCTTAGCCTTATCGCCCCCCGGAATCTCACAGACAAGAGGCTCACACCTATAGGCGTCAAGCATGTCGAAGAAATCGGAAGGTAATACCGCCTGTTTGTTGCTGGTCTTTACAACCGCCTCGGACATGACGGCTATAACACCCCCAAACCTTTTTAAAGCTATCTCAGCCCACCTATAAACAGACGAGGTGTCTATAGCTCCGCTATCGTCGTATTTATGTAAATCGGCCTTGATCTCGGCCAATAAGCCTTTTATTGTCATATTCAAGTCTTTTGCACAAAGATATGTATTTGAATCCGTGATACAAAAAAAATCCAGTCTACCCTCACGAGCTAACTGGATCATAGAAACTTCTACAGCTTATAAACCCATTTAACTCCAAATACCTTACTTTCCGATTCAACTTCCCGGTACAAGAACTTATATCTCCTTCCAGACTCCATAGC